CCAGTTACCGACAATCTTTGTACCAACTTCAATCATGTTCATAACCTCTCTCTTCATCATGTTTATATGATAACAAAATAAATCTTTGTTGTCAAGAAAAAAATGATGCTTAGTGAACATTATTTGGAAGCTGTTCACGAACTTCTTCAATATGGTGCCAATTGTCAGAGACAAACAAAATTGTCATGTCACCAGCATACCAACCGACATGGTAGTCAACTTCGATAGCTTTACAAAACTCGTCAAGCATATCATAGTCAAACTCAGAATTAGGGCGATAGAAGTACTCGTATGTGTATGTCATTTCTGTCTCTCTTTCGTTTTTCATCGTATAGCGATTATATATGAATCTGAGAGAATGTCTACATACTAATAGTTGAATAAACAAAAAAATTGCACCGACTAGAAAAAATCCAGTCGGTGCGCCCAAGCATCTGGTCGGGGATTAAGATGCTTTTCGTTGTTGCTCCTCTTGCCGAAGCCGGTCATACACCGACTTGACTAGAATGCGAGGAACCATGGAGTCGATAGAAGCTCGCTCCACGATATCGAAGTCATCCCCACCTTGCCGGCGTGACTCCGAAATTGCTTTCAGGACCCTATCTTGCATCATACTTTCTCCCATATGATACCCTTATTTATACCTGCCACTTTTTATGGTGGCCTTCATCAATCGACTCAACCCACCGAATGAACAGACCCAACTGACGACCGAACGCTTCAATCTCCCACGGACGGTCAAAGTAGTCAGTGCCTTCCTCATCGAACTCAGCACCCATCCAGGTGGTGGTCTTGCATTTCAGACCATCTTTGCCGATGATGATGCCACCAAACTCAAGCTCACCAGCGATATGCTGTTTCATATGAACTAGCTCATGCATCAGAACGATCATCTTCTCACGCATGGGAAGGTCTTTTTTAATCTCAATGGAGAAATCACCATCACCAGCGTCGATGCAGTGACCTTCAACATCAAGGTCAGTGAAATCAACGTCCACTGAGATATCCTCTAACGTATCAAGCTCATCAAGGTTAAACAATTTTACCATCGCAAACTCAACTGCGCTGATAGCATAGTTTTCGAGTTTATCAGAAGCACCGTAGACGTTGATTTCCATGTCACTCTCTCATCAAGTTATACTCGATTCTACGATTTTTTGAATTAATTGTCAACAGAAAAATGGACCGTTCCAAAAAATTTTGGAGTAGCGCCAGCGAACCCGCTACCACGTTTCAAACTGTGGAATACCTCCTTTGCCTTGCTCTCATCATCAAATGTGGCAATCACGTGATCAATGTCGTCAATGCCATCAAACTCTCGAATCTTGTACATTCCATCTTCCTCTAAGAATGTGTACATATTATACCTTGCCCTCTCTGATAAGTCTCTCACGATTGAGTTGATGAGCTTTCTCAATGTCTTCCTTGTTCTGACCGTGGTAGGCAACCGCATGACCCTCCTTAATTAAAATGTCTGTAACCATCGTGAACCTACCATTATGGCCATGACCGTAGACAAAATCACCTAAGATACGACCAAATTTACCCTTGGCATCTTCACCATCTTTGTCAATCTGTGTCCGCAAGACACTGCTTTTACCCTCTGGCAAAAGTTCCTTCAATCGCTCCTTTGCGAGAAGGCCGAACTTCTTTTCTTCTTTATCACGGGTCCGAGACTCAGAAGTATCAATGCCCATAATACGGACACGCTCATTTTTCAACCAAACACCAAAACCAAGGTCGATATCAACATCAACAGTGTCACCATCGATCACTCTTAAAATCGTAGCTTTATATTCATACATTATCGTAAATCCTTGAATGTTCTTTTTTCAAATTTTCTCTGGCTGAATTCGCCTTGGCTTTCTTCATCATTACGCCGACTGCCGAATACAGCATTATCCATCACAGGATTATCTGAGATAAGTTCGTCCTGTGCAGACTGTTCTACATCATACAATCTCATCTTTGCCCTGTCAACCCCTATGACGAACCTTTTATTCATCACTGGGTCATTAAAACGATTCTTCAACTGCTTCACCATAATCTGATTCAACGCCTCTAGTTCTTCACTACTGACTAGTGCAAACATCAAATCAGTGGTGGCAGGTAGACCGAATGACTCTGAAGTATCTTCAAGCCCAGGATCAGAGTTAGTGTAGCCACTACGAGTTGTTTGTGTAGCAGTTACGATAGGAACATTCCTTTCGACAGCTAGGCCACGTAGTTCTTCAGCGATAGACTTAATCATCATGTATGTATTGATGTTAGAGCCATAGCGCATACGACTAGAGGCACAGATGTTTAGATAGTCAATGTAGATGATATCAGGTACAAAGTTTCTTTTCAAGCGAAGCTCATTAAGTAGATGTCTAAAGTGTGCTGTCCCTGCCGAGGCTGTAGGATATTCTTTAACAATAAGTTTCCCCTCAGTCTTATGCCTGATGCGGTCGACCCTTTTTTCATATAATTTAAAAGGTAGATCTTTTAAATCGTCTAAACTGCAATCTAGTAGATTAGCGTCAATACGTTCAGAGATACGCTCTTCTGCCATTTCCATAGTGATGTAGAGAACCTTCTTATTGTCCATCAGATTGTTAGCAGCAAAGTGACACATGGCAAGAGACTTACCAACGCCAGTACCAGCAAGGATACAAGTAAGTGTCTTAGAAGGTAGACCACCCTTGGTAATCACATTTAAATATTCGAGGTCGAACGGAATACGCTCTTCAATTTTATGATAGAATTCATATCGTGCTGCGAAGTCCTCAATCCAGTCATGACCAATATGATTATCAAAACTGATAGAGAGTGCTTTAGATAAGATTTCTGGGATAGCTCCCTTAGTCCTATCTTTATCTTTACCATCTATGATCTGAATAGAGTCCATGATAGCATTATAAACTGCCTTCTCTTGACAAAACTCCTCAGTCTTATCAATCAACCATTCATTATCTGTCTCAGACTTCTCTAACTCTTTAACATACTCAATACAGCTGTCATATAAACTTTCATCTTGGATATCACCGAGTGTTATATCCAAGACCTCTTTGGTCGGCAGAGTGTTATACTCGTCAACGTGTGCTTGTATAGTAAGATAGAGCGTTTTTTCTGTTAGGTCTTGAAAGAACTCTTTACTAAGAAAGGGAAGAACCTTCCGACTGTAATCCTCGTTGTGAATTAGATTGCTCAGAATCGTTGTCTCTATCCTCATCATCTTTCCCGTTCAATGTATTAATGATAATGTTAACCAAAATGTCACCAAGATAATTATTGAACACAGGATCGTGATCAGCAATTTTATGTGGGTTCTCAATAAATTCATATTCAAACTTCAACGTAACATCGACATCGTCTTCATCTTCATATAGCTCCTTCATATGAATTTTATCATACCTAACGATTGTACCATTATACCTCTGCTCTGTCAAGCGGATTGGAATAGTTGAATTCTCCTTATATAACTCATCTACAAAGTCATAATGTGTATTGTATTCTTCGAAACGTTCAAGGTCAATCTTACTCATTGAGCAACTCCGGCTCTAGCTCTTCATCATCAAAGTCGTCCACATAATCATCAGCAGGACCATACTTGTATTCCTCTGCTGCTGCTCGTTCGAGACGATCCATAATGTCATCAGTGAAGAACTTATGAGGATCGCTATTGATTGCTTTACCGAAGTGCTTTGAACCATCAGGGAACTCATATCGAGTTGAGACTTTCTTGATAATGTTATACTGCTCTGCTAAATCGAGAAGACCATAGTATCGATCAAGACCATGCGTATATGACAAACGCACCTCTACGCTCTTTTGCTCCTTAGTAAAACGAGACTTAGCAGCAGTAACCTTAATAAGATTACCCTCACCTTTATCAACATCTTTATCACGCTTTTTACTTAAAAACAAAATAGTCGATGCAGTATATTTTAAACCAGACCCACCAGACATTTCTTTTGTAGGTACATATGCACCGACTACATCATAGGTATGGTTCGTAATAATTAATGGAACTTGAGCTTTTGCAAGTTTCAAGCCTAGTGTGCGAAACGCCGCTTTAATAACTTGTGCTTTAGTCATATCACGAGTCTCTTTTCCATCCAGGCTATCTTCCATCTCTTTTGTAGTTGATAGCTGTCCCAGAGAGTCGAGCACCATCATCATAGGTGGTGACTCTTTACTTTCGAGATAACGATCTAGAACCTGTAGACCATGATGGCGAAACTGTTGAATTGTTTGTGGCTCTGCTACAATAAGACGATTGGTATCAATACCTCTCGTCTCCATCATATCTTTAGTTACAGCAGCCTCAGTGTCGTAGTAGATAGTACCACCATCTTTGTTTTGCTCTAGAAAGTTTTTTACCATTCCTAAAGCGAAAAACGTTTTGCCAGTAGCTTGCTCACCAGCCAATGCCACAACTTTATTATTGGGCACACCACCATACAAACTCCCAGATACAAGAGCATTGAGAATAAAACTGCCGGTATCAATCCAACCAGTAAACTCAGCAGAATTATTACCATCAGATAAGAGGTGAGTGTTTTCATCATTCATCGCCTTCGCTAAATCACTAAAATAATTTGACATATCAATCCTTCTCAAAGTAAGATCCATCAAGGATCGCTTCAACCTTTTCCATCTGTTGTTTAATAATCGGCCCACGGTTAGGCCAGTGAACCCACTCTTGATTCTGTGTTCTATACAGACTATTCAACAGAGGCATCACGATCTCTGACATTGCCTGAACTTTTTGATTAGCAACACTGTCTGCAAGCTGCTTACGTTCTTCTACAATATCTTCATTATCATAAATCAGACTTAATAGGCTGTCAACTTTTTTCTCCATATTGCGAATACTATCTAACTTTTTCTCTAGTCTAGTCTCAAGAGAGGCAATATCCTCTTTAGCAGCAAGTGCTGGCTTCTCTACCTTCGACTCTTCTTCTTCGATTACTTGTTTACGATAGGTAACATCATCTACAGCAGTGAAACCAAAGTCCTCAACCCAGTTAGAACTCATTCTTCATCCCCTTTCCAATCCTAAAACCACCTGTAACTTTAGTCTTTGGTCCGACAGCTGTAACCTCTGACTTAACAATTTTTTTAGGTTTAAAGTTTTTATTTTGTTTAAGCTCTGCCTTACCACGCCATCCTTTTTGGACAATCTTTTTAGATTTTTTAGGATCACGCTTCTCCTCAAATTTTCGACGATCAAGAATCTTAGACTTCATTAGCTGATTGAAAGTATCGCTGGCCTCCACTGCTTCATCATTGAAGAGCGTTTGCAGTTTAGCTTGCTTATAGAAATCTAAGTCTTTATATGTGGCACGACTACGTTTAATCTTCGCTTTCAGCTCATCAGTCATCTCTGCAAAGACTAGTTTCATCTTAACATTTTGACCAAAGAGCATGCGATGTCGGCGGCCAGCTTCGTTTGGTCTTTTACCGCCTTGATCATATACTTCTTTTACATAAGTAATGACTTTACTAGAAACATTATTCGAATAATCAAAGTAAGCACGAACCCACTGGCCATTAAAAAGAATAAAAATAGTAAAAAAACCAGGAAACGTCGGCTTACCATATTCGCCTTCTTCTCTTGTTAATTTATAACCGATTGCCCCATTATTCCGAAGAACGGGCTCGATATCAAAATTGCCATTCAAAGAAGTAAGTTCTGTGATCTCTGCAGTTAGCTCTGCTTGCCTTTTCTTACTTATCGCCATCTTTCATACCATTATTGTGTTTCCATAACAAATAGTCATGCGAAGTATTTATCTCAATACCATCGAACACAACTTCAGCCATAGAGATTTCAATATCATTCTGTAACCAGCGTAGTTGTTCAAGTTTTTCAATCTTTTCTTCTTCATACTTGATTAAGTCACGATAACCAGACAATACTTCAGTACTATATCCATAGATACCTAAATGATGATCTCCATAACGAGTAAACCCACGACCAAACCAGCGAGCCTTGTTACCATTGTGAATAACCTTAACTACGCTAGGCACCTCACGCTTCTCAGGTGGCATCTTAGCATATACAGTAGCAACATCAGCACCACGTAAAATCTGATCGTGAACTGTATTAATGATATGTGGTGTAATGTCAGGCATATCACCTTGCACATTGATAACACAATCGTAAGATTGAAACACGTTGTTGACCCACCAGCAACAGCGGTCAGTACCATTCTCCGCATCAGCTTCGGTAAGAAATGCTTTGCCCTTCGGCATATGATCAACAATCTCTAGTGAGTCTGTCAATACAAAAGTAGGAAATCCTGTCTCTTCACATTTACGATAGACTCGTTGGATAAGTGTTTCGTCTCCTAACATAGATAGCATCTTACGAGGAAACCTTTTACTCTCAATGCGAGCAGGTATCAATATTACTGTCTTCATGAAAAAAAATCCTCTAGATTGTTCTCTTTTTCAGCCTTCCATCCCATTGCATCAAGTATAATCTGAATAGGATCAAGAAAACTTTTTTCGAACTGAGTATCATAGTCTATATAATTTATTAGGTCAAGTTCTTTTGGTAAAACATTGACAAACCCAAAAACATTCTCATGTAATGGATTAGGCATCTTCATATATAGAAACTTCATCTTATTACCAGACATGATACGCTCATAACGACTGCCCAGCCTGTTCCTGTTGAGTTGGTCGTTGTAAAGCAGTGCAGCACGAACATGAATGGGTGTGCCTTTCTTATATAAAGATGCAGCGTCGACCCACTTCTCCATCTCAGATACACCACGGGGGAATGCAACGTCTTCTGGTGATAACTTCATATACTCAACACGAAGTTCCTCAATATGTTTCTGCACCTCTGACTCAGATGAGGTGACAATCTTCTTGAGTGTATCAGTAATCAACTCACGACAGACTTGTGGCGTAGATGACCGTACTGCTTCCACACCAGTTACCTTGAGTTTAGGTTCTGCATACCGTACACCCTCGCTATCCCAAACATGGGCGATGTATCGCTTCTTGGCAGTCCACACAGCCTTGTCTGCGATAATCTCTCGTGCCATCACCATCTTCTGTCTTGGTGCTTGCATGAAAGATGCAAGTTGTATGTAACCTTTGTCGAGGTGTTTTTCAATCTGTGCCGATGCCTTGTCTAGAAAGTTGACAATTTTTTCTTTGTCAGTCTCGCCAGGCATAACCTTATCAACAAATGGACCCAGATTTAGATACACAGAGTCAGTGTCGATTGCAATCACATAGTCGGTGTCAGTCTTCAGTAGCTTGTTTAGATACTCATTCAGAATCTTCTCTGCCCAACGAATAGTGAACTGACCAGATACAGTGATTGCTTCAGCAACACGAGCATCAAAATAGCGAAAGTATTTGTTGGCAAGTGCACCATAGAAAGAGTTCATAGCGATCTTGATAGCCATCTGGTTATTATCAAGGATCGATATCTCTCTTTCGATTGCTTTGGTCTTATCTTTCTCATAGCGTTGCTTTGCATCTAACATCTGCTTCTTAATCTGCACACGCTCATCGTAATACTCTTGAATGATTTGTGGGATGATACCTTCTACATCATTGCGAAAGAGTTGGCCTGTGGCAGTCAAACATCTATCATCTGGAATGTTAGTATTTTTGTTTTCAGAGCAAAGCTCCAGTAACTCATCAATAGTAGTGTTTCGTCGAATATCGTTCACCACTGTCTCAGGACTCATATTGTATTGCATGATGATATGTGGATACAGACTGTTAAGGTCAAATGACACAACCCAATCATGCATACCAACTTGTGGCTCTTTGACATGACCGCCTTCGATAGTGCTATAGTTAGACTGTTTCTTTTGGGGGACTGCAATCTTACGACGCTTGAACTCGTTATAGAGGATGGCATCCCAAATACCCACTGTACCAAGTGTCTCTTTGAGCGTACACTTTGCACGATATGCCATGGTCAGGACTAGGTCAATCAAACCTAACTTCTCTTCAATGCGATCAACTAACTCCACATCTTTGATATTATACTCGACAAACTTTTGGTAGTCGCTCTTATACAGCGTATGTAGAGAGCCATACTCACTGTAGTCTAGTTTCTTCTCACCAAGCACCACGTTAGCGATGTGGTCAAGTTTGTACGACTCTTGCTGACCCAAAGTGTTAAGTGTGAACTTCTTGAATAGGTCGATATAGTCAAGTTGTGATACACCCATGATGTCAAAACCAACCTGCTCACGGCCAGCAATGATCTTATTGTCAGCACTTACCTTGCGCCAGGGCGAAAGACCATATATTAACCCTTCACCAAGCACACGGGCAATACGATTGACCAGATAGGGAATATCAAAGAAGTCTGAATACCAACCTGTGATTATATCAGGAATGTGGAATGACCAATACTCTAAAAAACTGAGTAGCAGGTCACGCTCGTCACGGCAACGATGATAGAAAACATCTTGCTTGCACTTGTCACTGTCAAAGTCATACGAACCCCAGGTATGATACAGAGACTTGTTGTTGTCTTTGATGGTGATGGTGATGATCTCATGCTTGGCATCTCGTGGCTCTGGAAAGCCATCTTCAGACCCAACCTCAATATCAATCGTGCAGATGTTTAGTTTAGTGCGGTCGTACTTAATCTTACCAGGATATGCTTCACTGATAAACTGATGCACGTAGTTCGTTGTGCCATACACACCAAAGTTAGCCACATCTTCATACTTATCAATGAAGTCTCGACACTCTTTCATATCGCCAGGCTTGATCTCACTAACAGTTCGACCATCTAACGATTGCCAGTCACCGTTAGGATCAGGCACATGAAATGTAGGATAGAACTTATGCTTACGGTTAAACCGCTTGCCGTTCTCAAAACCACGGATGAGTAGATTGTTACCA